TGTCGATGGTGCCGGTGACGGGCGGATTCAGCGCCCACAGCGCTTGATCGACGGCGATGAAGAGGAGATTGAGAACATCGCCCCACACATCGTTGCTGCCGCCTACGACAGGATAGGCCCAGCCGAAATGCGGGGTGTTCCCCATGTCAGTGCCTCATGGAAGCTGCCACGGACGGGAACGGTTCCCAATCGCCGCACCAGAGATCGCCGCGCACAATCGGGAAATAGCTGTCGAAGCGCGGTTCGGGCGGGAGGGGATTGCCGTGTTTGTCCAAAATTAGCTTACCGTTCTCATCCCTGGGCGAGACGTACACCGCCATTGGAATCGGCGGCTTGCCGCGGCATTGCCCCTGGATCTCCTTCGGCGGCGTCTCGCCATCGTTGATCTTGCTGCGATCGGGCAGCGCGCAGAAGAATTTGCAATTCCAGCATTGCGGTTCGGCGACGTTATTGGCCGGGCTGGTGCGCTCTTGGGCTGGTGTACTCGGCCGCAGATACGGCGGCGCGGCCAGCTTCTGCGGCACCGGCAGCGGCGCCTCGTCCTCGGGCTCGTCGCGCACCGGCGTCTTCACCTTGCTCGGGGCTGGCTTATTCGACATCGACCGCCTCGTAATTGGTGCGGATGGAAGGCCGCAATTTGGGATGATCGCGCGGGCCTTGCCCTGGGGGCGCGATGCCTAAGACCTGTTCCTGGTCCTGCACCTGCCGGCGGGCGATGATCCCGTCGTAGCGCACGCGATTGTCGTGGTTGTATTTTTCCAGCTTGTAGAGCCCAAGGCCGTCGCGGATGACATGGCCGGTGTGCCCCGTGGGCTTGAAATAGCCGGGATGGTCTTCGGCCATCACCTGCATGAAGCCGCGCTTCTGGAGTTCGGCCGGGTTGAAGCGGCCGGCATTGCCGTAAACCTCGTGGCACTTCCAGACGTATTCGTAGCCTTCCGGCTTGATCCGCTCGTCGATCTCGAAGGGGTTGGTTTCCTCCCGCTCGAACATGCGGAGAATTTCTTCATCGGACAGCCGCGTCTTCGCCCGCATCGCATCGCGCAGCGGATCACGGCCGACCATGTCGCGCGGCGGGACGGGCCGCTTGTGGGTCACGGGCGGCGGAGCTGCAGCGCCGAGGCCCGCTTCCTGCTTCTCGGTCATGCTCATCTCCTCATGATCCCGGCCCAATCGCTGATCAGGCCGGCGTCGTATTTCCGCTTGTATTCGTCGTGGTAGGACTTGAGCCCTTCGGTATCGGTGCGGGTGATGCCGCACAGCGCGGCGGCCTTCAGCATCTCGTCCGTGTACGTCCGGTCGCCATCGCGCTCATTCAGCGCCCCGCCACTGCGGCGTGACTCGCGGGTCGGCGGCATGGAGGTGACTTTCCGGGGGCCTGGTCTCGGGCCGTTCGGGGCTTCATCGCGTGAGGCACCGCGCCGCTGGCCGGGATCGTCGTCGTTCTCGGCCTCCGCCATCACCTTCTCGACATGGGCGAAATACTCGGGCGTGTCGGGTGTGATCTTCTTGGCGAGGGCCGAGTGATGCCCGGCGAGAACGAGCGCGTTGTATTCGGGGTCCTCGAAATACTTCTCGTGATCGCGCAGCCACGCCGCCGTCGGCGCCGATACGGTGCTGAGAATTTGATCCTTGCGGGAGGCAAGATCGTTGGCCGGGACCGGCGCCTTGGCCTGGGCTTCGAGCTGCGTCTTGTGCCCGCTGAAGGCGAGCAGCTTGGACGCGGTTTCGCTCATCGCAAACTGGACTTCGGAGGCCTTGTCGAAATCGCCGGCGGCCAGAGCCTCGGCATATTCGCGCTGCTGCTTTTCCTTGGTCGCGGTGAGGGAAGCGATCTGGCTTTCGACCTGCCCGATCTGCCCCGTCTCGGCGGCCTTCTTGTAGCGCTGGGCCTCGGCGGCCGAGGCATTGCCGCGGCGCTTGGCTTCGGCGAGCGCGGCACGATCGAGCGCGTTCTGACGTTCGAGTTCGGCGACTCTGGCTTGCAGATCCTCGCCGGTTGCGGCGCCGGCTTTGGCGGCATCTTCGATGACGCTGACACTCATGGGTTCAACACCGTGCTGAGAAACTCCCTGTGCTGGGCCGCGGCGAAATCGCGCTTCTCCAGATCGCGAATGCCGTTCAGGCGGGCGAGTTCGGCTTGGGCTTCGGCGAACAGCAGCGGATCGGCGGCCATTTCGAGCTTCGCCTGTGCGATCACATCGGGGAGGCGGCCGCCGGCGCCGAGCACCGCGACGGCATAGTTGGACGCGAGGATGGCGTTCAGCGTGGTCATTCGACCAAATCCGGTCGGGTCAGGATGGCCTTGATCGCCTTTTCCTGTTCGAGCATCACGCATTCGACGCCGTTGTGGCGGAAGCGCACGCCGTACCCGCCGCCGCGGTGGTACAGCACCCAATCGCCAACCATCGGCACGTCGCGGCCGAAATAGAAATCGTCATCGGAGACAAACGCGAGCGGGCCCAGCGCGACGACAAGCCCAGCCGTGCCCTGATAGATGTCCTCATCGCGGGTGGTGTCGGTGAAATGGATTTTCTTGCCGCCGCCCAAATCCTTGAAATCGGGCCGCATCCAAATCGCGATCCAGATGCGATTCGTCAGCAGGCGGATGGTCGAGGTGTCGCCAAGCTTGGCCAACATCTCCTGCTTCTGCTGCTCGAAATAGGTTACCGGATCGGCCACCTCACCGATCACCGACTTGGCCGGCGCCGGCGCATCGCCGTTCATCACGCGGAGAACATCATCAACGGTGGGGAGTTCGAGGTTCATGCGGCATCCTGTTCGCCACCGCCGAGAAGCTCGCGGCGCACCTCGTTCATGAATTCGCGCGCCATATACAGGCCTTCGATGCGGCCGCACTCGTAGCGGTACTCGGCATGATCGGGGCATCTGCCGGCGGTCACGGTTCCGCCGAACTCATCCATCGCGCGCGCGATCTTCTTGGTCAGCCGGGCTTCAAACTGCGTGTCGAAAACCGGGAGCCCCATCAGACGATCTCCCGCAAGCCGTCATCATCGGCCTGCATGCGCCGCTGCTGTTCTTCGCGCTCGCGCTGGGCGCGTAAGCGGGACAGCGCAACATTGCCGAGGCGCTTGGCCTCTTCGCGCGCATCGACAAAGCGCGGGCCCAAATGCTGCAACTGAAGGGCGGCCGCTTCGTATTGGCGATACGCGACGTCGAGTTGTTCGAGCGACAGGGGCGAGTTGACGATCAGCGCGTTCGCGATCGCCACGGACATTTCGACATGGTCGGTGGATCTCGGCATCAGCGCGTCACTGCCTGCTGATGGCCCGCCGCTTTTCGAGGCGGCCTTCGCCAGAGCCTGCGCCGGCGTCTTGTCCCGTCACGCCGCCGCCCGTCTTCATCGGAGGCGCGGCACCAGGAGGAGGACCGCCCGCGCCAGCCAGCTTCGCCATGAGCGCTTGCTTGAGCATCGGATTGGCCGCGAGCGCAGGCGCCATCGCGCCACCGCCAGGAGGCGGCCCGCCCATACCGGGCGGACCAGCCCCAGGCCCCGGCGGGGGAGGAGTGGGGCCACCGGGGGGAAGACCGGGAGGACCGCCAGGAGGAAGTCCGGGGGGCGGACCACCCATCGGAGGTCCTCCCATCATCGGGGGTCCGCCTTGACCAGCGTCGGGCTTATCCGCGATCACGATGTTCACCTGCGGCGCGCGGCTCGAACGGTCGAGGCGCTTCTTGGCGCCACCGCCTTCCATCGCTGCGCCACCATTGGCGAGCTTCAATCGTGTTTTCTTCGCTGCCGTGAGAGGCCCGCCCAAAGCACGCTTGACCGGCTTGGGCGCTTCTTTGACGACAGGGCCGCCACCGAAGCGGCGAATGCGAGCTTCCTGTTCAACACGCGAGGATTGGCGAAATGGGTGCATGGGTGCTGGTCCCAAAATTCCCGTACCCTTCGCGGCCTATTGCGATTTGACAGTTGCGCGCAAGCGATGAACGCATCGCACGTACACGGACGAAACGTCTCTTGACGGCCGTTTGGTTTGGTGACGTTGTCGGTGCGGGGGCAGCACGAGGAGGCCATCACATGGCTTGCGTGACCCCGTATCTCGCCCTGAATTTCCTGATCTGGCTGGTGCTGCTGATCGCCGTGATCTCGATCGTGCAGCTCGTCGTGCCTTGGCTGCTCTCACAGTTCGGCAGCCCGGACGGCGGCCTGATCCTGCGCATCGTTCAGATCATCGTCTGGGCCGCGGTCGCCATCGCGATCATCTATTTCGTGTTCGATCTCTTGAGCTGCTCGGGCTTGTTCCCCATCCGCCGCTGACTGCGTTGTCACCGGATCATCTCTTGACGCGGCCTGCGCTTTGGCGTCGTACATGCACGGCGGTTGATCTCTGTTGGGCTTGAGGATTGTTGGCCAACAACAGAAGGAGTCACGTCATGCAGGTTGCTTTGATTATTCCGCTCGGTGAAATGGGCGGCGGGCTGCATCCTGGTAATGCGCTGCCTGGGGTGCCGGGTTATCCCGCACACCCGCTTCCGGGACAGCCCGGACATCCCGACCAAGGATTGCCGGGAAGCCAGCCACGTCCCAGCCATCCGATCGCGCTGCCGCCGGGCCAAGGCTGGCCGCCGATGGTCAATCCGCCCATCGTGCCGCCGGACCCGCCGCCAAACACGATCTGGCCGCCCTTGCCTCCGGGCACCGGGACCAAGAAGGCGCTCGTGCTGATCTACATCAGTGGTTACGGCGAACGTCACGTCGTCATTGATGTGCCGGAGCCGAAGTATTAGGCTTCACTTGCTTTGCTTCCTTTCGGTTTTGGTAGTCGCGGTGGAAGGGTCGGGTGCGTCATCACCCGGCCCTTTTGCTTTTTGCAAAAACGGCGGAAATTATGCAGGGTCTATGCAGGGGGCATCGGGGACGAGCCGTAGTTCAAATCACCCTTGTCCCAAGCCCCAAGCCCTTCATCGCGTTCATCTGTGCATCGTGCCGGAGCTGCGTCATCTCGCTGATGTGTTCCTTCAGCAGCTTGGCGCGTTCGAGCCCGGCCGCCTGCTGATCGGCTTGCGCCTTCTGCGTCAGCTCGGCGCCCTTGATCTTCTCGGTCGACGTGATCTGCATCTGCGTCTTCTTGAGATCGGTCTGGTTCTTCTCAGCATCCGCCTTGGCCTTGGCCTGCACCGCGGCCATGCCGACCGGATCGGGCGGTGGCGGTGGCGGCTGCGGCGCAGCCTGCGGCGGATCGGGCTGCAGATACGGTTCGGGATCCCAGCCCAGCACGCGCAGCGCCGTCTTCGCCGCTTCCATCGTGCCCGCCTGCCCGAACAATTGCGGGAACGCGGTCGCAAGCTGGATCATGGCGACACAGCGCATGACGCGGTGCATGTGCGAGGGCGTGTTCGGATCGGCCGCCGGCACGATGTCGGCATTGGCGAGCGCCGCCTCGAACATCTCGGGCGTCCATGTCGCGCTCGGTTTCTTGTTGCGCTTCCAGAAGCTTTCCGGGTCCTCGCGAAACAGCTCCTTCAGCAATTGGAATTCTTCGGCCTGGGCCGCGTGCAGCCCCTTATGCACGCTCGCCATCATCTTCTGCGCCTGTTCGAGGAGCGCGATGGTCGTGCCCACCGGCGCCTGCTGATTGCCCTCGCCCACCTGCAGATCGGGCGTGTTGCCGAGCCTTTGCGCCGCTTCCGACACCATGTTGGCAAGCTGGATCAGCGTCGCCGAGGGCTCCTTGTACGGCAGCGGCATCGCCACATCGGTGATCGGCTGGCCGCCGGTGTTGATGCCGACACCCTGCCCCACGCCGACGCGGAACGTGGTGCGGTCCTGCCCCTTGATGCGGTCCTTGGCATAGAGCCAGCCTGGGAAATTGCTGAACATCCCGGCATCGAGCAGCACCCGCCACGTTCCGGTCATGCCGTTGGTGGTGTTGCCGAGGATGTGCATCAAACCGATGCCGTAGAAGCCCATGGCTTCGACAAACGGCCATTTCACATAGGTCTGGCGCCGCTCGTAATTCTCATCGTCCTTCTTCCAGTCGCGGCGGATTTCGAGGATCTGGCGACTGTCGATCTCGATCGTGACGCGGAACGGCACCGGCAAGCCGTCCTCGGCATCCTTGGGCTGCAGCACCTCATGATCGAGGTAGCAATGACAGGAATAGTTGCGGTGCTGGTAATTGATCGGCAGCGATTTGGTCTGGCTGATGCCCTGCTGGGACAGCTTCGCCGTTTCCACCCCCTCGCCCGGAGCGGTCGGCATGCCGAGCTTGACGTCGCGATAGAAGCCTTTGATCTGCAGTTGCTTCATCCGGTTCTGCGACAGCGTCCAACGCTCGGTGATGCGGTCCGCATTCTTCAGATCGGTCGCGCCGGCATTGACGATCAGGTTCTCGGCCGCCACGCTCTCCGACACCGGACGCTTGCGGATCGGGCAATGGAAGACTTTCTTGAAGCCGGAACCCGCCAGCCCGACATTGTCGAACAGCATGCGCGTGGTGTCGGGGTAATACTCCGATGCTGTCGTGGTCAGGTAGTGGTTGAAGTCTTTTTCCAGATTTTCGACCGTGGTCAGCACGTCCTGGTTCGCGCCGTCCTGGCCGTCGTAGCGCATCTTCACCGGGCCCGCCGCGGGCAGCAGCTCGGCCGACGCATTGGCCTGGAAATTCAGCACCGCTTCCAGAAGCAGCGGCGATCGCACCGTGGACTGGCCTTCGACCGCACTATCCGCGGTGCCCGATCTCGGCTCCTCCACATTGATGCCGAGCACCTTGATCGCGGTCTCGATGTCCTTGCGGCGGTTGGAGGCTGAACTCCAATCGTCATCGATGGCGAGCAGCAGATCGGTCGCGATCGCGCCGAGTTCGGCAGGCGTGAGATAGTCGGCGAGGTTCTCGTCGAAATCCTCATCCTCGTCGGGGTCCTGCAGCACCGGCGCACCAAGCCCGGCCGGGCGCAGAATGATGCCGCCATCGGGCCTTGCGATGATCATCTGCCCGGCTTCGGCGTCGAGCTGCGCGTCACCTTCAGGGGTGCGGATTGCGACGAGTTTGCCCATGCCACTGCCTCATGATGGGAGCGTGGCTGAAATAGCTAGTCCGATTGGCGCCGCCGGGCCAAGTCCTGCCCCATCTTGAAGGCCTGTTGCGGCGTCGGCGGGCCCTTCTTTGCGATCGAACCGAAGAAAGGATGCTCGCAGCGGAATAGCCGCTCGACGCGCTCGCGGGTCTCGTGGCTGTAATAGCCAGCCCAATAGCCGAGATTATGCTTTTCGATCCATTCGGCTTCGGCGCGGCTCTCGCGGAACAGCATGCAGTGCTGCACGCACGCCTCGAAATAGGCGTCGGCTTCCGCCTGATCGGTGATCACCATGGCCGGGGCGTACTTAGCCTCGCAGGTGATCTCTTTCGGGAATTCCATGGGCGTCCTGCACGCGATGAAAGCGTTCGATATACCGGTTCAATTCCGCGACCGACTCGGGCCCTTCCGCTTCCGCGTTGGCCGTCAGGAACGGCAGCCCCTTGTCGATGGCCGCTTGGATTTCGTCCGGTGTCGCAATGCGCCCTTCGGTCCACCACGCGATAGATACGGGATCGCCGAGATTGATCAGAAAACTGTCATCGACCTTGAAGGGTTTGTACTCGCGCGTCACCCAGAGGCACATGACGCCGGGGTTGTGATCGAGATGGATGCCGACCGCGGGCACGATCTCGTCCAGCATGTCCTTCTCGTTGCGCCGCATCTTGGGCTTCGTCAGGAACGGGCAGGCCTTGGCCGCGAACTCCGCGCAGTCGAGATGCGACGGCGGTTCGGATGTGACGCGGTTGATCGCGCACATCGGGCCGATGACAAAAGCGTGGTAGCGGCCTTTGGGCTGGCCGCACACCCAGCAGAGATTGTGTTTGATCGCGGTGACACGCCCGGACCGGCGGACAACACGGAAATCCGGTTCACCATCCTCCTTCCAATGCACGAACCACGGCACCGGAAAGCCGCGCTTGTCGACCGGCAGGGCACGCATACGGCGTGGCAGCGGCGGCAGGATCATGGTCGCTTGCGCAGCCTCCACGTCAGTAGCCGCCACACAATCGCGCCTATCTCCTTGACCGCGAAAACCACGACGAGGGCGTTGAAAATGGCAAGCCCCCAGGACTGATCCGCGACCGCGATGCTAAGTGCATAGAGGCTGAACGGGACGATCAGCACATAGCCGATGAGGATCGGGAGATAGGCGGCCATCATCGGTGCGGCGTCCTTCGCATCTTCGGCGTGTCCGGCACATGCAGCCGCGTCATGCCCGGCGGCGCCGGGTTTAGCGTTTGCGAATAGCAGCCGAACGTCACCTTGCGCGGATCGTCCGGCCGCCCCGCCGTCGTGATCGCGCTGTTCATGCCGCAAACATCGCAGCGGATGATGTAATGGCCGCAGCGCGGCGCCGGATAGGCCACCTCGATCGAACAGGTGCGCGCCGCGCCGTCACTCACGTCTATGTCGACCCCGTTCGGGAATTGCGGATCGGGCGCGCATTGCGGCTCGCGGTGTCCGTCAGCCCAGGTGGCTTTCAGCGTCATAGGCTTCCTCGATAAAACGGTCGCAGTAGGCACAAAAGCGGTGCTTCACGTCTTCCGGATGCGGACTGGTCACACCACAGGGATGGAACGTGATGGCCTTCCCGCCATCGACGATCTGGTAGGAACTCACTTGATCGGCAGTGCATCGTTTCCAAGGTGCCCGCGTCATATGGGGCTGTCCTTCTCGATCTGATCCGCCACATCACGCAGCAATGCTGGCAAGGCGCGCAACAGCACCATGTTGGCCTGTACCTGCACCTGGACCGAAAAGCCTGATCCCTTGTTGCCGCCAAGGATGAGCAGCAACGCAGCCTCCGCCTCCGCCTGCTCGCGCGCTAGCGTGCATATCGCGTCGTATTTGCCTGGGCCGAGCGTCATGGGTGTCCACTCATGAGCAACACACCCGCATCCGCCAACGCACAGGCCACCGAGCAATAGATGGCGAGTTCTGCCGGATGAAGCGGCTTGCGGCACGCATCGCGCCAGCACCGTCTGGTCCAACCGTTCGCCATCGTGAACCAGCCACGCTGCTTGCACTTCTCACAGCCATGCCCGCCACAGCCATCGCATTGCACGGCATCAGGCGGGTAATTCTGGTCCTTCGGGATGTCCATCATTCCCTCGCCTCGAATTCGATCTTCACCGGCAGCGGCGCGTGCTCCGGCTCCTTCTCGCCCGTCTGCTCGTGCCATTGGCCATCGGCCGCCAGCGCCGGCGGAAAGAGGACGAAGCCTTCGACGGGCCCGAAGCGGATGATCGCCGCCATGCCTTCCTGTTCGCCGCGCTGGGCGAGATACGCCCGCAGATGCGGATCGCGATGGGCCTCGGGGAAATCCGGATCGACCCAGACCTGCAGCACCGGGACTTTCATCACCGTGCCCGTGTCATGGTCCACCGCCGTGACATAATCGGGCAGGCAGTCGATCACCACATGCGTGCGGTCCGGCCGCTGCAAGCCTTCGGTGTCCTGCCCCATCAGCCAGCGGCACGACCATGTGCGACAGCAGAACGGGCGCTTCTCATAGATCGAGCAACCCTTGCCATGCTTCTGCTTCGGACAGCGCGCGTTCGCAGGCTTCTCGAACTCCGCCACCATGCCGAAGAACTCGTCCGGCCGCGCCATCCCGGCATCGATCATGGCCTCCGCGGCGTGCAGCGATTTCATGTGCTGCTTGTACCCGCCCACCATCGGCAGAAGCTTGCAGCAGAGCTGGCACGAACCGCAGGTGCGCGTCATGTCTCGCTTTCCAGACATTGGCTGGCCAGCAGCGCAGCGAGCGCCTTCTTGGCTTCGTCCTCGACATGATCGCGGAACAACACGCTTGCCACCAGCGACGAGAAGCAGGCACCGGTCGTCCAGCCGCATTCGCAGCGCCCCACGATGCCGCCTTCGACAACCACAAGCGTATCGTCCACAAGCCTGTGATCGCTCATGAGGATCCTCAATTGGCTGGTGCCTGTGGATTATCCCGTAGTTCAGTGTAGGCCGCGCACCAGCTATCGCGGAGGGCTCTGAGTTCACGGACAGATTCGCAAAGCTCTTTGATTGCCCTGGCAGCGTCCCACATCTGCGCGGTGTATGCCTTGGAATTGGACAGCACCAATGCCGCGTCCGCTTCGTACTTTTTCAGGTCTTCTTCGCTGATCATGGCGCTCGTGCTATGGATTGAGTTGGAATTGGCGCACCTGCTGCGACGGTTCACAGCCGGTCCACCAGGAACGTGTTCCTCAGATCGCGCCGGTTCTCCCAATTGGCCCCATGCGCGTTGAATTTCGCGCCGCATTTCCGGCAGAAGACATTCATCGACATGCCGCCACAGGGGCCGTGAACAAAACCAACCGTCCCGCAATCCGGACAGGTATCGCGCCGGATGGCATAGGTCAGAGGGCTGCTTGCTAGTTGTTGCCGTGCACGGTCCTGCGACCAGAAGAACGTCCGCAGCACCAGCCACGCATGCAACGTGGCATCGGCAAGCGCCCCGGCCACGAAGCAATTCAGCGCCACCATCCCCCATTGCTCGTGCTGCCATGCAACAGCCGCCATGGCCATGCACAGCGCACCGGCAAGCGGTGCGACGATACGGATGAAGCGGAAGGTCTGTTCGGCGCTCATCTCAGTGCCTCGGGGCTGCTTTTGCTCATCCGGCCGCTTCCTTCTTCCCGTCCGCATCGGGAATTTAACGCACGGCACGTCTATCTCACAATGTCCAATGTTGGACAGTCCCCGTCACTTTTTGCACCGTCTATTGCGGCGTCGGGTGTTCCCTTCCGATATCCACAATTTGTCCCCCGCCGGAATATTCGGCGTAGCGCTCCAACATCCGCCGCTGCACCGTCGCCGGGTCCTTATCGTGACAGCGCACGCACGCCGCACACCAGATCGTATTCTGCTCCTCATCCACGATCTGAGGATCGTACAGCCCGATCACGCAACCGACCTCTCTAAGCTTGCGCAGCTCGGCCGGGCACAGCGTACACATCAGCGCCGGGTCCTGGGTCAACACGTCCTTGGCAAACTCGTCGAAGGCCTCCAACAGCCAATCGATCGCCACGCCATTGACCAGCACCTCCTGCCCCATGAGTTGGCGTACCCAATACGCCATCCTGATCTCCGGCGTGAGAAACAGCACCGACAACACCGTCATGGCTTGAACTCCTTGCCCGTCAGCCGCTTGTACAGCGCCCGCGCATTGTCCCGCTCGCCCTTCTCGTGGCTCTGCACGATCGTCAGCGCCACCCGCTCGACCATCTTCGCCTTCAGCACCGGATCGCGTTCCCAGCTCGGCCGGGTGTCCGGCGGCGCCTCTGCCGCTTGCTTCGCCTTGAAGGCCGCGATCAGACCGTCGAGGCTTTGCCCCATCTGATCGGGCGTCAGATCGTAGCGCGCGACGGTGCCGAGGAACGCCTCCTTCGTCCCGCCATGGCCATGATGCTCGATCGCGTAGTGCCGCCTGCCGTTGATCGACGTGACGCAGAAGCGCCACGTCCCAGGCGCGTCCGGCTTCATCTTGTGCCGCGTCAACGGCGGGGTGATGCACCACAACGGCGAGGACTCGGGTACGACCTCATGTGTCATGGGCTCACCCGCCCGAGCTTCAGCGTGATCGCCCGCAAGCATCGCCGCGCCTCCAGCAATTCCTCGGCAATCCGGAGATGTTCACGCGCCCACCACGGCTCCTCGCGCCTTGCACATCGCATCAGCGCCACCGAATAGTCCGCCAGGGCGGCACACGGATCGTCCGTGTCCGCAGCCAGCACCAAATAGACGCCGCCATGTAAGCGTTCCAGCATCAGCTCACCTTCCCCGTTTCATCGAACGTCACCCGCGCCGCCATCTCATCGAGCCAATCCAACTGCCCATCGATGTTGCGCTCCGGCGGACACCCCGTCAGCACGCAGAAGCGATGGATCGCATCGCGGAAAGTCTTGTTGTCCTCGCGGATGGACTTGATCCCTTCGTCGGACCAGGACGGCGTGAAGCGCGGTGCCGGCGCCCTCGCCATCAGTTCGTCCCCGGATAGAGCGGCACATGCCGCGGCGGCTTCTTCCGCGCCTCGACCTCGGCCACGCGGATCTCGTGCTCGTTGTCGAGCAGCCCAAGCCGCCGCAGATACTTGAGCCCCATGCTGGTGAGATCGACGCACTCGTCATGCAGCCCGCGGGGGAAGATCTCGACCTCGGTGATGAAGCTCTCGGCCCAGGGCTTGAACGGCGCCCACACCTGCCCCGCCTTGAACACCGGCGTCACCGCCTGCAGCCTTGCGGCCTTGTCGCCCGAGCTGCGCGTGATCGGGATCATCTCGACCGTGAAGCGCTCGTCCGCGTAGTAGCGCCGTATCTCCGCCTCCAAGGGCAAGCCTGCGGCGCTGATCTCGATCAACAGCGTGTCGATCTGGAACTTGCGCGCGGTGTCGATCACCTTCTTCAGCAGGTCCGGAAACGCCAGACGCTCGATCCAGGCATTGGCCAGCATCACCGCCGGGAAGCCTCTGCTGTCCTCGAACACGCCCCAGACGCCCATGCCTGACGGATCGTTCTGCTCGCGTTCGGTGTGCGCCGTGTCCACCACGCCGATGCGATGGCTGTAGGGCGGGTGCTTCTTGAACTTGGCGTTCTCCGGCTTCTCGTTGTCCTTGTCGTCCTCGTCGCCCCAGATGTTCCACCACTCGCGCCGCACGATCGCGCCGCCCTTCGGCGAGGGCCGCTGCTGATACTGCCCAGCCCAGACGTAGGAGTTCAGCTTGAACGGCGCCAACTGCGCCTCGCCCCATTGCTCCGGCCACAGCAACTGCCCCTGGACGGTGCGCGGATCGGCCCAGAAGGCTTCGCTGACGCCGGTCTCGGGGTTCATGGCGTAGGTGATGCAATGGCGCGTCGGCTCGAACTCTGCCGGCAACATCAGGTGCACGTAATCGGGATCGTCGCCGAGCACATGGCCTGCCAGATCGCCCTCGTTGCTGCGCTGCATGACGATCACCTCGGCCGAGGAGGCCGGATCGGTGACGCGGTTCTTCAGCGCCGAGTCATACGTGTTGATGACGCTCTCGCGGATCGTCTGGCTTTCCGACTGCCGGACATTGTGCGGATCGTCGAAGATGCGGATGTCGCCACCGCGCCCCGTCGCACCACCCAGGATCGAGCCCGACATGCGCGTGCCCGACGCGGTGGTGTCGAACTTGGAGCTGGCTTCCTTGTCGGTCCTGATCTGGACGCGGCGCCCCCAGCGGGACTGATACCATTGGCTTTGGACGAGGCGCTTGTGCAGCAGCGCGTGATCGAGGGCGAGGCTGTCGGCATAAGAGAAGCACATGAAGGCGCATTGCGGCCCCAACAGCGGGTACATCGCGCGCCGGGCCGCGTCCACCTCCTGGGCCCAGATCCAGGCAGGCCACGCGACCGACACCTCCAGGCTCTTGGTGTGCCGCGGCGGGCAATTGATCAAGAGCTTCTTGATCCGGCCGAACGCGACGGCTTCCAGGTGCTCGGCGATGGCCTCGTGATGCCAGTTGAGTTTCAGCGGTGCCGGATCGATCTCCGGCCATGCCGCGGCGAAGAACTCAATGTAGCTGGCCTCCAGTACCGTTGCTTCGTGGCGGAGGAGCCTTTCCGTTTTCGCTGAGGCGTAATCTTGCTTCCACGTCTGCGATGTAAGCATCGAGTTCAGCATCGGTCATATCCGAGAAATCGCCGGGGCGTCCCACCTCGGCCTTGGGAATGAAGGTGTTGCGTTCGAGCCCCAGCATCCGGAGCGCCTTCAGCGCCGCACTGTGATGGCCGCAAGCCGTGGCGCGCTCATACGTGGCGCGCGTCTCTGCAATGAGCCACGCCCTCGTCAACATGCTCTCATCGGCGGAACGAGAACGCAGGTAGGCCAGTCTTGGGGCTATGTGGGGATGTCGGCTGAGCCGATAGGCTTCGACGTAGGCGGTTTCTGGCTTCGACACCTTGTAGCCAGCCGAACGGTACGCATCGCTGTGTTTTGAACCCGCGAAAAGCGCCTGAACAAAATCCTCGTGACGCTTGTTTGTCAGCGGCAACGCCGGATCGAACGGTTTTTGCTCCGTTCTGCCAATCTTTTTGGCCCCTGTGGACATTATGTCCCTCCGTCCTTTATCAACGCATGGCACGTCTACAATTAGACGCGCACTTTGTATCGAAACCATGACGAAGGAAAGCGGAGAAACCAATGCGCAAAGCACGCAAACCCCAAATCTCGATTGATCTCTTCCCGCCGCATCAGCAGCCACGCGATCGCACTCGTTCGCGCGTGCTGGCCGATGGCGCACTGATCGGCTTTCTCGAAAAGATCGAGGACACGGCCACGGAAACGCATCCGTGGAAGGCCTTCCGTCCGCGCTTCGTAGCGGGATCGCCGGCGCAATTCGGCGACATGGTGGGGGCCTATTACGGCGGCCAAAGCCAAGCCATCGCGGCACTCGTGAAAGCGGACAGCTAGGGACTGCAGCGGTTAGGACGCGGGCTCGCTCGCGTCCCTTCCGGTGCAATTCAGCGCCAAACGGAGACCATCGATGTCCTACTACTCGTCACGCCCCTGCGCTTGCGGCTCAGGCGAAACCCATTACGCCCTGGAAGACGCACGCGGCATCTTCTGCGGCTACGTGTGCAGCAAATGCGAAGCCAAGAAGCGCGCGCAATTCCGCCCCGACATCTTCAACGACAGCAACTATTGGGCGGATGAGCCCATCGAGGCGGAGGACTGAACCATGAAGATCGACCGCGAAAAGATCGTCGCCAAAGTCCGCGCGCTGCTGTCCAAGACGATGGACAATGGCTGCACCGAACATGAAGCCATGGCAGCCTTGGGCAAGGCCCGCGCCCTGATGGACGCCTACGAGGTGACGGCCGAAGACTGCAAGCTCACCGACGAGCAGGCCGAGGTTCTGAGCGCCAAACACGACACGCATGAACTCGGCACGATGCTCGGCAATGCCATCGGGCGCTTCACCAACTGCAAAGTCTGGCGCGACAGCGACAAGTCCATACGCTTCTGCGGGCTGGCCTCGGACACCGAGCTGGCTGTCTGGATGCTCGATCACCTGCGGCTGTTCGTGAAGCTCGAACTGGCCAAACATCTGAAGGGCGTGTGGGTGGACAAAGGCAATCGCCGGGTCCTCATCAACGGCTTCACCATGGGCGCCTGCTCACGCATCAGCAACCGCCTGGATGAACTCACGCAAGCCTCGAAGCGGCGCGCGACATCGAACGGCAACGCGCTTGTAGTGGCCAAGGACGCACTCGTAGCGGCCAAGATGGCGACCCTCGGCCTCAACCTGCGCCAAGGCCGGAGCCGCGGACGCAAAGCGAGCCACGCCTCTTACGCGGCCGGGCAGAACGCCGGCGATCGGGCCAGCTTCGGCCGTCCGGTGGGCGGCAGCGGGCCGAACTCGCTCCTGGGCAAATGACTGCAGCGGTTTGGACGCAAGCCCCTCTTGCGTCCTTCCCGGTGCAATCGGCACCATGACAAAGCGGAGTCACGACATGCCCCTTATCCACGAAACCTACCTCCCACGCGGCAGCGCCGACAGCGAGGAACGCATCTATGACGGCGACCACCACATCGCCACCATCGTTACGGAGGTCTCCGAACAGGCCAAGTATTACGCCCAACTCTTCGCCGCTGCGCCTCGCATGGTGGCAGCGATCCAGGCCGCATGCCGTGAAACCGGCTATGGCGACGACGACAGCATCGTGGTGATGCCGCGCGATATCTTCGACGGGTTGTCGGACGCCCTGGACGCGGCAACGGAGGGCACGCCATGAAATGGATCATCACCAAAGACCTGCTGCATACGGACGGCAAGCATTCGCGCGTCGGCTACGGCAGTTTTGCCGTCGATAAGAACCTGCACACGCGGGTCAGCCTTGCGCTGTCGCCCATGACCGCGCTCGCACTGCCGCACCAATTCCGCCTCAAGGATGATGACGGCGAAATCTACTACGAAGGTCGCAGCGACGATAACACCAGCCAGGATGCCTTTCGGCCGCTCGATTGGGCTGAAGCCGATGCGGGCTGCACCATCATCGAATACCGCAACCACGACCAATGGGAGATGCTGTGATGCGCGCGATCCTGATCGATCCCGATACCCGCACCATCACCGAGATCGAGACCAAGGGCGATCTCAACGCAATGCACGGGGCGTTAACGCGCCCCGGCTGCGCCCGCAACGATGATATCAATGCGGTGCGCATCACCCCTCGCGACGATCTTTGGGTGGATGGCGAAGGCCTGCTGAAGCCCGATGTCCCTGTCTTCCGCATCAAGGGCTATCACCACCCGCTGGCAGGCCGCGGCCTCATCCTCGGCAATGACGGCTACGGCAAAAGCATCGGCACCAAGATAGCCATCGAACGGCTGCACGGGATCGTCCAGTGGACGGATCAATTCACCACCGGCGAATTGGGCCCCAGCATCGAGGCACCAGGGCGGATCACACTCGGCGACGGCATCCTCAAGACCATCACCGTTCCCGGTCCGGACAAGATCACATGAGCCCGACGCAATTCGGCATTGCGCTGAAGCTGCTGCGGCTGTCGCAGACGGGCTTCGCCAACCGGGTGGGTGTGACGCGCCGGCAAGTGTTTCGCTGGGCCACAGGCGCAACGGAGGTGCCTCTATCCATCGAAATTATCGTCCGCCTCTTGGTGCTGAAGAAGATCACGCTCGATGATCTCGACATCCGGCATGAAGGGCTCTCCGCGGTCAGGCTCGGCCGGTAGCATCCTCATCCCCCGTGCCCTTGGTGCGGGGGTTCTTCCCATTCCGGACAGGCGTCCAGCAGCGCCAGCATCAACGCCTTCGGCACCCCATCCATCTGCGCCACGCCCGCGGCGAAGTCGATCAGCGCCAGCGCGATCACCGACCGGTTCGGCTGGTGCTCGGCCTCGAACAATTCGAGTTCGATGGCGAGGCGGAGCTGCAGCTCGGCCATGAGCCTCGCCCCGAGACGCGCTTCCTGCCGCAGCATCCCGGCGCGATCGCCGCTCATGTCGTCCCCTTCCCGGCGAGAAGCTTATCCCGTCTGGCACGCGCACCGGGCACGGCATCGAGCAACTCCTCGGTGATCTTCGTCCTCGGATCGTCCGGCGGGGCGCCGGTGTCGAATGCGTCGCCCCACACCCCGTTGGGCAATTCGTTGGGCACCCAGCGCCCGTCGTCGGCGTACATGCGCAGCGCTTCGAGGCGTTGTTTGCGGATCTCGGCATGGGTCAGCCAGTAGTCTTTCGTTGGCGATTTCACGTCGCCATAGGCCCCTTCCTCGGCCTCGCGGCTGGCCTTTTCGTCCTCCGACATTTTCAGATAAAGCCCAAGCTTTCCGGGTGGATCGCCTCTCGCTCTCGACCGTTTCCCGGCCTTCAGCAGATCGCCTAGCACCCCTCCCCGATCAAGCCATTGCTGGATTTTTCCAGGCCAGTTCACCCTCTCCGGATCGTTTTCGAGTTTGATTTCTAATTCCTCGCAAAGCAGCAAGGCAGCCTCGCGCGCTGACGGTGGAAGGGGGGTTTTCGGTTTCGCCGGTTCGCTACTTACTTTCTTAACCGAAGTAGAAGAAGAAGAAGAAGAAGAAGGGGGCGGTTTTAGGGGGGTTTCTAAAACCCCCTCCCTACTCACGTCCAAGGGGGGTTTTTTACCGTCCTCTCCATTCTCAAACTGTTGTTGCGTAACCCCCGTAGACTTGCGCGGCCTACCCCCCTTCGATCCATGTGCGGCACCCTTTTTGCCATACTCCGCGCCCGCCGCTCCCGCTGTCGAACGGGCGTTTCTAATGGCCTCGTCATGCACCATGCGACGGCTAAATAACGCCCCATCCTCGGTCCGCGACGGTACCCCGGCCGCTTCCAATTCTTGAATGCACCGCTTGCACTCGGCAGTGGTGATGCCTACCAGACGGCCAAGCTGGTCTGCCGTCATGGGCTTTCCGTTCACCCGCAACTCCCCATACGGCTCGCACTCGTGCATGATGCAGAGCACCTCATGCCAAAGCCCGCGCGCCAACAGGCTGCACGATTGCAACTCGGCATCCTTGCGCCAATCGGCCGGATAAAATTGGAAGGATGGCCGCTTCATGACACACCACCTTCCTTCGGCCCACGGATTTTATTCCAGCAAATGCCGCAGAAATAATAGAACCGCTTGGCTGGCCTGACCTGCCTGGACGACATGGCCAACTCCGCAGCCTCCAACACCTCATGATAGCCAAGCTTCTCGACAAAACGCTTGATGCTTTGGAACCTGTCGCGATCATAACTTTCAACGTCCGGATCAAAGACGTGGATGATTTCCCATACCTCTTCCTCAACGCGCTGCCGCCGGGCCTCCATAACCTCATAGTAGCCGCGTAACTGTGCCTCGCTCTCTTCAACCATCGCCGCCTTGTCGGCCAAGGATAACGGGACAAGATCAAGACCGCGCGCCCCCTTGCCCCGATTGCAATCGAAACATGACGTGATGAAGTTGTCCCAATCGTCAGTACCGCCAGCGCTGACCGGAACGATATGATCGATCTCTAAAATCGCTTCA